ATTGTCAGGCTCACAGCAACGTATGGGCGCGGCTTCTCAGTTAGCTAACTTGGCTAACCTTGGCTTCGGCATGGGTCAGACAGTACAGCAGCAGATGTCTCAGCAGGGTGCTATGCAGCAACAGCTCCAGCAGCAAATCATGAATGCGGCACGTCAGCAGTTCGAAGGCTTCCGTAACTACCCAGCTCAGGCGCTTGGTTACTACGCTCAGGCATTGGGTGCTACACCTACACCGCAATCTAGTACAACGTCACGTCAGCCCGGTCTCTTTGACTACCTGACGCTTGGCGCATCGATGTTCCCCGGGGGATAAATATGGTGGCAACTGATCAAAACCCACAGCAACAACAAACACTCAAAGGTTTGCTGGATATGTTGCAAGATGAAGAAGCGCGTAAAGCTTTGGGTAGAATGGGTGTTGCTGCGGCGTCACTACAACAACCTTTTAGTGTTGCGCAGCCGGCGCAGCTTGTGGCTGGCGGCGGGCTTTTACAGCAACCGACGCACCCGGTAATGACCTCAGCAGGAGCGGGAATGATGGGCGTTGACACGCAACAAGGTGGCGGCGTTGATATGGAAAAAATTCAAAAATTCATGAAAATATTAGGCATGGGTTGAGGAATAAAGTTATGGGAAACACAGCAAGCGGACAGCCTGTTCCACAACCGATGATGAGATCTGGCTCGTCCTTCAATTACCCAACATCAAGTAAAGGGTCGGCGTTTACAAAGCAAAGTGATCGCGCATTACTTACAGCGGAGTTGCAAAGATTAGTAGACGAGCAAGAGGAAGAGCGTCGAAAGCTCATGCAGCCTGAGCCTGATGTGAAAGCTATAGGCGCAAAGATTGCGGAGCTTGAGGCAAAAAAACAGCCACTTCGTGCGCAGTTTGAACAGCTACCAATGCTCGCAGGCGAGCAGCGATTTATGCAACAGCGTCAGCAGGCCATGCGCCCTGCGGTTAGTGCTAGCGGCGGATCGACTACCGCCAAGCCACAGGCAGCCGGCCTCCTCAGCCGTTTAGGGCGTGGAGCTTTAGATGCTTTGCAAGACCCTGTGCGTAATGCACAAATTGTTTCGGCGTTGAATTCTATGCGTCTTCAACCAGACCCTCAATTAACAAAGATGATGCAGGCGCGTGCGGTGGGCGTTCAAGAAAGTCGCCGGCAGGCTGGACAAACAAACAGGACGGCAGAATATTTTAGGAAGCGAGGCCAGCCGGAAATAGCAGATTTGATTCAAGGAAATCCCGATATTGCAGCGGCTGCGGTCACGGCCATGTTTAAAGACCCAGCAACAGACCCATCAATATTGCGAGAGTATCAGTTTGCAGTTACACAGAATCCAGACCTCAGTTACGAAGATTTTCTCGCTCTTAAACGTACCGCTGGTGCGTCTGTAACTGTTGAAGGAGATCAAAGAGACTACGCAGCAGAGGCGTATGCAAAAGCGATTCCAGAGCGATTTGATCAAATAGTTGACAGAGGGACGCAGGCGCGCCGACAGCTAAGCGATTTGACAGTTTTAGGAAGCTTACTTGAAGGCAAAGAGACCGGCGGTCGAGCGCAAACAAAAGCAAAAGTAATGCAATTCGCAGACAGCTTAGGTATTCCAGTAAATGAAAGTGAGCTTGCAGATTTACAGTCGATACAGGCAGTTTCTAGTCGCTTGGTTGCAGAAGAGCTTAGATTAAATAAAGGCCCGCAAACTGATTTCGATGCTGAATTCACGGGGCGTTTTTTGCCCGGCTTAGGTCAGCGGCCAGAGGCTAACGAAGCCATTATCGACTACATGAATTCACGCAACCTACTAGACGCTGTGTTAGGTCGCTACGTTACAGACAACAGAAAGTACACTGCAGGTGATAACGCTTTGCTAACTACTGTTGAAGGATTTAGGACGCAGCTAGGCTCTGTAATTAAAATCGGAGAAGACTTTGTGACCTTCAAAGATTTTTATGATGAAAACAGAAAAACTGGCGCTTCCGATCAGCAAATATTAGAGGCTTGGGAAAGAGAGCACAGAAGATGAAAACAGCCGCAGAAATCGCAGCAGAAAAAAAACGTGATCAAGCTCCATCTCTAGATTTTTTATATCCGGAAAAGCAAAAATTGCGTAGCGTAGCGCAGGGCGTATCTTTTGGTTTTGGCGAGGAGATCGAAGCTTTATTGCGGTCTGCGGTGCCCGGTGGCCCTGAGTATGATGAGGTGCGCGATGAGTTGCGAGGAAAGCTCAGAGCATACCAAGAAGCTTACCCTAAAGAGGCGTTAACGGCGGAACTTGCTGGAGCTTTAATTCCCGCATTACTGACTGGAGGCGCTGGAGCTGCAACTGGAGCGGCTCGTGCGAGCGCAGGATTAAAAGCGCCAATATCGGCAAGACGCATGCTTGGGGTGGGAGCATTGGAAGGCGGCGTTGCTGGCATAGGTACAAGCGAAAGAGAAGGATTAGAGCGCTTGTATGACGCTCCGGGCGCAATTGCATCGGGAGCCGCATTGTCTTATGGGCTTGGCAGTTTAGGGCCGCAGGTGATGGAAACTGCAAGAAGCTTTTTAGGTCAAAGAGCGTCTACTGTGGTTCAAAAAGAGCTTCAGCGGCTCGCACAAGAAAGCGGGAAGTCGGTTGATGAAATCGTGTCAGATCTAATGTCTGGTGCGGTGATGGCAGAAAACAGAACTTTAGCTGCGGCGGTAGGAGCTTTAAAAGCGCAGGGTGGCGAAGCAGGCGCAGAAACAATTAAGCAGATAGGTGCTCGCAAAGGCTTGACAAAAGCGCGAGCTGAAAGAGCTTTAGAAGAAGGCTTGACGCCCGGCGCTACAGATCGAAATGTGCAACGAGCGTTTTTAAAAAACGACAAGGAACTAGCGGCAGCAGAAAAAGCTGATTACGAATCTACATTTGGCGCCATACCTGCGGTTACTCCAGAAATCATGAATACGCTCACTAACATCGTTAACCGAATTCCAAGTGTTAGGAACTCTTTAAACAAAATTTACACTGCGCGTGGATCTGGCCCCATTGTAGTGAGAAACAAAGAGACAGGTTTGTTTGAGATTACTAGAGACTTAGACCTAGAAGATGCTGAAGAAGTAAGAAGGCTTCTGAGAGATCAAGGCGGCAAGCTAAGAAGAGGCGGTGATTTCCGAGTGGGCGAAGCATACCAAGATGTGCGCATGGAATTGCAAACACAGATGTATGATACCTACAAAGGCTTGGAGGGTGTCGTAAAGCGTGCTCAGTCTAGACGCAACCTCAGCAAAGCGTTTGAGACCGGGAAAAATTTATTAAACAGAACGCAAGACGAAGTTGAGATTTTGTTTGAAGACTTGGCTCAAGCAGACGCAGCGCAAATACCAGCTTTAAGGGCAGGTTTGATGTCGGCCATGCGCGCAAAAATGCGGGGGCAAAAGATGCCCTTTAATAAACTAAGCGATGAGCAGCTTAAATATGCAGGCATTTTAAGAGTTGTGTTCCCAGAAGACTCCGTAGACGATTTGATGCGCAAGATGCAAGCAGCGGCAGGTAGCGAAGACTTGTACAGAAGAACAATGGAAAATAGCCAAACTGCATATGTTGGAGCTGCTCTTAAGCGAGAAGGCGCAGGCGAAGACATGTCACTAAGCGAATTAGGCTCTATGGCGCTTGGGGATCTAAGGCCGGCCATGAGGCAAATAAGCAGCTTCATAGAACAAGGATTGCCGCAACTCAATGACGAACAGAGGAAAAAAGTTGTGGAGGTGCTTTTCTCTGAAGACCCAGATTTGGTGCGCAAAGCGATTACAGAAAGAGATGCTTTTGGGCGAGTGGTAAACTTAGCAGCAAATACGGCTCGGCGCTTAGGTTTCGCCGGAAGGCAGGTAGCAACACAGCAATTATCTCCAGAGATAGGCGGGTTGCTGAATGTGTTTGGAGATGAGCAATGAGTTTAAAACCAATGACAGAGCAGGACATTGAGGGCATTGCACGCGAGGCTGTGCAGGATGCTGTCGATTTCTGTGAATCTGAGATTGCTGAAGACCGGATTAAGGCTCAGCGTTACTTTGATGGCGAGACCGATGTAGGTGAGGAAGAGGGCCGATCGAAGGTTGTATCGACTAAGGTGCGGGACACTATCCGCGCTATTAAGCCTTCTCTCATGCGCGTGTTCTTATCGACTGATAAGCCTGTAGAGTTTGTGCCACGTAGCCAAGAAGACGTGCAGATGGCTGAGCAGGCCACAAAGTACATGCACTACCAGTTTAATGAGTTAAACGGTTACCGGGTGCTTAACGATGTCTTTCACGATGCGCTGGTTAAAAAGGTTGGAGTTGCCAAAATCTATTGGGACACTTACCAAGAGCAAGAGGTTTTTGACTTCCAAGATCTTAACGAGATGGAGTTTTCCGTCTTGGTTAACGAGGACAACGTCGAGGTTATCAAGCACACGACCAAGATGGTCATGGAGATGGATGAGTTCGGGATGGAGATGGAATCTCCCCGGCATGATCTTAAGATTGCGCGCACGGTTGATCGCGGCAAGATGTGCGTGGAGAGCGTACCGCCCGAAGAGTTTTTCATCGATCGTAACTCTCGCTCTATCGACGATTACTACTGTGTTGCGCATCGCACTGAAATGCGTGTGGGCGATCTGGTTTCTATGGGTTATGACTACGAAGACGTCTACGATCTAAGCGGCCTACAGCACTCTGACACCTTCTCTGAGGTTGAGGAGTACCAGCGTAGGGGCTACGAAGAGGATTACTCTGACGAGGACGTACAAGACCCCTCAATGCGCCTAGTGGCAGTGACAGAGGCATATATTAAGATTGATGCTAATGGCACAGGTGTACCGACGCTGCATAAGGTCACATTGGGCGGTAATCAGTACAAGTTATTGGACTTTGAGCCTTGTGGGCATATCCCGTTTGCTGTGTTCGAGGTAGACCCTGAGCCGCACACGTTCTATGGCCGGTCAGTTGCTGATCTCATTCTTAATGATCAAGACGCCGCTACAGCTATGCTTCGCGGTGTATTGGATAACGTCGCATTGACCAACAACCCTCGCGTAGAGATCGTCGATGGCGCTGTGAATATTGACGACATTCTCAACAACGAGATTGGCGGAATCATT